CGCTCCGGCGACCGCCAGGATCCACCATGTCCTCGAGGCCGCGATGACCAGACAGGTGGCGAGGAGGGAGACGTTTCGGCTCCGGTCGAGGCGGATCGGTGGGCGGCTTTACTATCGGTTTGTGAATTTTACAAGGGGGGGAGAGAAGTAATTTTAATGAAAGACCCGATTTACAAGATCATTGATTGGGACCGGCATTTCGAGAACAACCGTTCAAGGACGGTTGAAAACTTGAGGTGGGTCTGCGTCCCCAACAAGCACGACGGGGAGGGCTTCTCCACGATCATGGAACAGGAAAATGCCGCCGAATTGTTTGCGGCCTGGGTGCTGATTTTGCAGGTGGCATCCAAGTGTCAGGTACGTGGCAGCCTGGTGCGGGATGATGGCACTCCCCTGACAGCCAGATCGCTGGCATCGAAGACTCGCGGCAACGTGGCGTGGTTCACCGAGGCTCTTAACTTCTTCACAACCAAGGTGAAGTGGATGGAGTGTCAGGCAGCTGACAGCCAAGTGTCACCCGCCTGCCAGGCAACTGACAGCCAAGTGACGAAGAAGGGAAGGGAAGAGAATGGAAAGGAAGGGAGTGAAGGCGCACCCGCCCCCGATCCCCTTCCCGAACTCGACTCCGAAACCCTCGCCCGCCAAGGCAAGTCTCTTGAATCCATTGCCGCCCGCCTCACCCTCCCTGCCGCGAACTTCATCGAGCACGGCGCGACCGTCGGCCTTTCCCCGGATCAGGTCCGGCAATGGGCGGATTCTCGCGTTTCGAACGGATGGAGCACGGGGAAGGGTAAGCCCCTCACGCCGATGACGTGGCCCGCCGACCTGCAAAACTTCGCTTCCGCCTTCAACCAAATTTCACAAAAGCAAAATCATGGAAAAAATCATTCGAATGGTTCCCGAAACGATCAAACGGCTAACGCAGGTCGAGCCGCCGCCTTCGCTGACATTGGAAAACTTCGCCCCGGGGTATGATGCGAGCTTTCATCCCGAATGCCGCACCGCCGCCGCCGAGGTTATCCGCTTCATCGAATCGACCATGAGCGGCGGAAAGCAATGGTGTGCCCTGGTTGGCGTCTCTGGTGTCGGAAAGACGATGCTGGCCCGCGCCGCCAATCAATACCTTTCCGAACACGGAAAGAACGCTCGGTTTCTCCGGTGGATCACGATTGTCGATTACATGCGAAAGGGCGACTACGGAGTCATTGACCACGTATGCGAAGCCAAGGTCGCGTTCATCGACGATATTGGAGCCGGTTACGAAACCGCGCTGAGCAAGGCGAAGATTTTGGAGATTGCGGAACGCCGGACGGGAAAGCCTACGTTCTGGACTTCCAATCTCACGGCGCAACAAATCGCGGATCAAATTGACGTTCGTGTCGCCTCGCGCATGGTGCGGGATGGCAACCGAGTGTTTCAGTTTTCCGAGTGCCCGGATTGGTCGATTTTGAATTATGGGAACGACCAAGCGCACGGAGCGCGAGAAGCAAAATGAGCACTTCCCAAGAGACGAAATCACGCGCCACCGGGGCCAAGCCGCTCGTCAATCGCTTGCGCGAGGACGTTTGTCGGTTTTACGCTATGTGACGCCATGCTCAACCCTCGACAACTGAAGTTTGTGAAGCTCTACCACCTGAGCGGCAATGCCTCCGAGGCGTATTCGGAAGCCTATGGGGTCAAGAAGCCCGATGTCGCCAAGGCGAACGGATGCCGTCTGCTTACGAACGCTTACGTCCAGGCTGAGCTGGAGAAACTCGCGAAGGAGGCCGAGAAAGTCTTCGAGGTGAAGCGGGCGGATATGCTGCAACTGTTCCATGAGATCGCCACCTCTCCGGTCGAGGCCGCGAGGGATCGCATCTCCGCAGCCAAGGAGCTGTGCCGAATGGAGAGTTTCTACAGTGCCGAGAAGGTCGAGGTTTCGGCTGAAGCGTCGGCGGTTGATTTGATACGTTCACTCGTTGGATTGAAAAACAAAGATGAAAAAGACACATGACCTGACCGCCACCATTGGCGAATACATCGACAGGGAAACGGGCGAGAAAAAGAAACGCCGGGTGCATTGCGGAATCGTTCTGGAGGACGACCACGGGAGACCGGTCATCAAGATCGAGAGCCTTCCGGTCACCGGGTGGAATGGTTTCCTGTCCATGTGGGAGATCGACAAGGACAGGAAGGGACCGTTTTGAGAGCATGACTGAAATCAACAACACTGAACCAATGAACCCGCAAGACTACGAGTTCGCGGAAGGTCATCGCATCGGATACGAGGCCGGGCTCCGGGCGGGAAGTCTGCCGGACGGCGAGGTTGCGAGGGTGCTGCTTCCGTTGGGCGTGTTGGGCGTGACGGCACTGAGTAAAGTTGTTGACGGTCTCGGGAAGCATTTCGGGGATGATTTGAGAATGATGCAGCGGGGCGACTGGTTAATTTTCATTAAGCCGAACGTCTAGCTGACGCACCGATATGAGCGGAATCGACTCACTACTCTCGCAGGACTTGGCCGCTCACATCGGTTGCGGTCCAGCGCCTTGTTCGACTTCTTAATTTAGAATCACCAAACAACTATGAACATGCAAGCAATGATGGATGGAATGTCTGCCCAATGGCAGAAGGAACGCTCGGAGTCTCAAATGACTCTCGGGACACTGATTGACACTCTGGCCGCAATGCCGCCAGAAACGGAACTCGAAGGCTTCGGGGAGGCGCATAGCTATCGAGGCTACTACTCGGATCTCGCCTTCGAGAAGCTGGAGGAAAAGACCACGGCAAGCAAGGCGCTGGAAATGGCGCGTGTCTGCATGGGGGAAGTCTTCACGGGCTACAAGGGCGGCGACTTCCAGATGGGACGCAACACGCCGGTATGGCTCGCGGAATACGGATCGTGCGGCATGAAGATCATGGCTATCCGCGACGATGGAACTCTCGAACTCGCGAAGGATTCTTGAGTCGAACACGCGATAGCCACAAAAATTTGTGGCCGAATCGGATTCGTCCACAAACAAATTGACCAATGACCGACCTCGACCAGCTCCGCGCCCTTCTGGCATCGAAAGCATGGCGAATGGCGAATCTCTATCTCATCCTCGACGAGGACGGGAAGACGATTCCGTTCCGAATGCGAGGCGAGCAGGAGCAGTATCTGGCCGAGCGTCACAACCGGAACTTCATTCCCAAGGCGCGGAAGTTAGGTGTGTCCACCGCCATTGTGCTGGCGAACCTGGACGATTGCCTGTTCAACGCGAACCTCGCCGCCGGGATCATCGACCTCACCAAGGACGATGCCTTCGCCAAGCTCGCGATGGCCCGGTTCGCGTGGGAGAACGGACACCTGCATCCTGATCCTGCCATCGGTGCGCTCTGGCGCTGGATCCGCAAGGCCAACCCGCTCGACAAGGATGCGGGCGGGGAGATGACCTGGGCGAACGGATCGAAGATCACGGCGGGGGTGGCCTTCACGGGCCGCACGCCGCAACGCCTGCACATTTCCGAGTTTGGGCCGATCTCCGCGAAGTTCCCGGCGAAAGCGACCGGGATCAAGCGAGGTGCGTTCAACTCCCTGCCGCCCGGCGGGATCATCGACATCGAAACCACGATGGAAGGAGGGCAGTGGGGTGAGTGCTATGCCATCTTCCAACTGTCACTGGAGGCCGCAAAGCTCGACCGCCTGACTGCCTTAGACTGGAAGCTCCACTTCTTCCCATGGTGGGGCCATCCAAGCTATGTGCTGCCGGGCGTCAAGCCCTCACGGGCTGAGACGGCGGAGTATTTCGCCGGGCTTCGCGAACGCTACGGCATCGAGATTCCCCTCGACCGCCAGGCGTTCTACGAGCGCAGGAAGGCGGAGCAGGGGGAGGAAATGTGGCAGCAGTTTCCCAGCGTCATCGAAGAGGTCGATCGCCAGGTCGTTCCCGGGCAGATCTACCCGGAGATGAAGCGGGTCCGAGCGGAGAAGCAGGTGGCGGCCTTCGAACCCGAGAAGGGGTATCCCATGTTCACCGCATGGGATCTCGGCTCCTCCGACAACATGGCGGGGGTTCTCATCCAGCCCGCCGGGAAGGCGCACAACTTCCTCGACGGGGCCGTGGGCGAGGGCGCTGGAGCCGGGGGTGTGGCCGAGGTCATCCGGTCATGGGAGCGGACGCATGGCGAGAGCTTCGCGCACTTCCTCCCGCACGATTGCGAGATCACCGACAAAGGATCCGGCAAGACCTACCTCCAGCAACTGGTCGAGGCCGGGATCCCGAGGAGGAGCATCGTCGTCGTCCCGCGCATTCCCGACCTCTGGGTGGGCATCGAGGAGGTCAGGCGCATCCTCCCGAACTGCTGGTTCCACGCGAGGATGGACGAGCCGATCTACTCCGAGACCGGGGCGAAACTTCCCAGCCTGGTGGGCCGCCTCGAAGGTTACCGAAAAAAGCTCGACCAATCCACCGGCATCCTGCGATCGGTCCCGGTGCATGACCTGTGCAGCCATTTCGCGGATTCCGTCCGCACCTATGCCGAGGCGCTGAGTCGCGACCTGGTCCGAGGATCGAACGTCAAACACAAGGGGGCGACGGTCGTGGACGGGTTTCGCGGCGAGGACAGGCCGGTGCGGAAAAACGTGCAGATTTTGTCATGACTCCCGCCCTTCGCGCCGCTCAATGGCACTCCCGGCAACCCGACTGCGAATCGTTCAGCGAGGCACTGCTGGCGCATCTCCATGGCGGCTATGTGATCTCGACGCCCGAGGTCTTTCTGCTTTTCCGTCCCGTCGATTCCCGAGGCGACCGGCTCCTCTTCGATGACCCTTGGCACCGGTTCGAGACTTTCGATACCTGGCACTGCTACCTCGCCGCCGGAGACCTCACCCAGTTCCGCCAGTTCATTCCTTTCGACCTGCCGTTTTTTTCCTATGTGCGAAAAAACCGCTTGCGCGTTCGACCTTTGACGCAAAGCCCAGTTCTCTATGGGCGGAAAACAGAAACTCGCAAAGCAGCAGGCGCAGGCCAACTTTTTGTCGCAGCAATCCATCCGGCAACAGGCGGCTGCGAATCGACAGGCGCAAAGGACCGCACAGCAGGCGGCAGCGGCTGACCGGCGGTTCCAGGCCGAGCAGACCCGCCGCATGAGTGAGGTCGAGCGGCGATCTGCCGACGCGCTCGCGGCGATGAAGGACAAGCAGGATGTCCGCACCGACTACATCGAGGACGAGGAGGCCATGCGCCGACGCCGCGGCGGTGGAGGTGGTGGCGGGGGTGGCGGTTACGGATTCGCCCGTCCCATGGGAAGTGGCCTCGGAGGTTCCCCGAGCAAGCTGGGATGACCGACGCCGCTCAAATCCTGCAACGCTACAAGGCCGCCGAATCGGTGCGCCTGGCGATGTGTTCGATATGGAGGGATGTCGGAGCCTACGGCGATCCGCTCAACCGGCAGATCGGTATGGACACCGCGACGGTGGGCTGGTCGCCGTCCCTGGCTGGTCAGGCGCAGATCTTCGACTCGACCCTCCGGCAGGCCGCGATGACCTACGCCGCCGGGTGCATGAGCTGGATCACTCCGGCGGAGACGAAGTGGTTCGCGTACACTGCGCCGCGATTCCTGCGGGGTGACGACGCCGCCAAGAGCTGGTATTCGGAATGCTCCGACATCGCGTCCGAGGTGCTGGCCGGGACCAACTTCTACAGCCAGGTGCATGATGTCTACATGCAGGACGGCATCTACGGAACCTCGGGGCTGTTCGTCCGCGAGAATACCCGCTACGGGCTCCACTTCGAGTCCATGCAGATCTCGGAGTATTCCATCCTTGAAAACCACCTCGGGGATGTGGACACCGTGTTCCGGGTCAAGAAGTATTCCGCCCGCCAGATGGCCGACGACTTCGGGGAGCGGAACCTGCCGCACGAAGTGGCGCAGTGCCTCGGCTACCCGCTCAAGGAGCGCAGTGAGGACCATGAGGTCATTCACTGCATCTCCGAGCGCAAGGAGCGCGACCGATACCGGAAGAACGTGCAGAACGCGCCGTGGGCCTCGGTGTGGATCCACAAGGCATCCGAGACGATCCTGCGGGAGAGCGGCTTCTACGAGGCTCCCTTCTGCGTCCACCGCCACCTCCCGTGGGGGCGCACGCCCTACGGTCGCAGCCCCGGCATGGAGGCGATTTATGACACGCGCACGCTCAACTACATGCAGCAGCAGCTCGACACCCTGGTCGAGAAGCAGGTTTCCCCGCCCGTGATCGCCCCAGCCAACTTCGAGGGGACCATCGACCTGCGGGCTCGCGGCATCACCTACACGCCCGACATGAATTCCCGGCCCCAGTATTTCGGGGAGCCGGGCAACTACATGATCGGAGAGGACCGCACCGAGTTCCGCAAGCGGCAGATCAACAACGCCTTCCACGTCGAGCTGTTCCAAGCCCTGGCCTCGGTCCCCATCGGCAAGCAGATGACCGCCGAGGAGGTGCGCCAGCGCCGCAACGACCGGCTCCCGAACTTCTCCCCGACGTTCGCGCGAAAGACCCGCGAGATCTGCGATCCCATCATGCGCCAGGTCTTCTCGGTGCTGGCCAAGGCCGGGGCATTCCCGCCCGCTCCGCGTCAACTGATGCAGAACCTCGGCAACGGAGAAGTCTTCATTCCCGACCCGAACATCGTCTACTCCTCGCGCATGGCTCTGGCGCTCCAGACCATCCACAACGATGCCTTCTTGGATGCCATGACCATGGCCGGGAACATCGCCAACGTGCGGCCCGATGTCCTCGACAACCTCAACATTGACGACGGGTTCCGCAACTACGCCCGCAACCTCGGCGTCCTCGAATCGTCAATCGTCCCCGAGCGCATCCGCGACCAGATGCGGATGGCGAGGGCGCAGGCGCAGGCGCAGGCCGAGCGGGAAATGTCGATGTTGGATGAGGCGGAGGGTGTCGCCAAGCTTGCCCAGGCCGCCGCATGAGCATTGACGACATCATCTTCGCCCGCCGACCGGGGGAGGACGACGAGGCCCACGCCAACAGGGTGGCCGATTCCGAGCGCATCTTTCGAAACGTCCTTGCCAATGTTGACGGCCACCGCCTCATCAACCTCCTCATCAACGCCCGAAACCCGTTCGCTCCCCGGTTCCGCGAGGGATCGACGCCGGAGATGGCAGCCTACCGGGACGGTCAGGCGGATGTCGTTTCGATGCTGGTGACCCGAGGAACCAATCTCGCCATTTCCAAGCCTGACGACTACCACCACCAATGACCACCGAAGAAAAGAAAGCCGCCCTTGAGGAGGCGGGAATCAAAGTCCGCAGCAATGCGACCGACAAACTCATCGAGCGCATGTATGCCGAGGAGTTCCCCGAGCCCAAGGTTGAGACGGTCGAGGAGCTGAAGGCCGCGCCCGCGAAGAAGGCCGCGCCCGCATCGAGCCGCATGGCCGAGTTTTTCGCGTTCCTTGAAGCGCACGCCGATCCGACCTTCGGGGACAAGACGCCGGTGGTCGTCGCCTGGGCGCGAGCCAATCTCAGTCCCGAGGAATTTGAAGCCCGTTACAAAGGGAGGACCATTCCATGAGCGAGGAAGCCATGATGATTGCGCCGACGGGGGAGGCTGCGACCTCGACCGTCATGACGACCGGGACCGCCGACATCACAACAACCGCACCACCGTCCATCTTTTCGGACGGCTACCGCTTCGCCGCAGGGTGGGCTGATTCGGTGGGCGAGCCGACCCTGTCGAAGTTCGACGGCAAGGAGGTCAACGACCTGGCCAAGGCGTATGCCAACCTCGAAAAGCTGGCCAGCCGCAAGACCGAGGGCATGGTTCGCATCCCGACGGAAACCTCATCGCCCGAGGAGATCGCCGCCTATCGAACCGCCGTTGGTGCTCCCGAGGATCCCACCGGCTACACCGTCACTTTCCCCGAGGGAATGGAATCCCATGCCGAGGTGCTGACTCCGTTCCAGGAGATTTTTCACAAGCACAGCGGATCTCCGGCCCTCTACCAGGAGGCTGTCGCGAAATGGGCGCAGATCGAGGCCGAGCAACTCCAAGCCGTGCAGGCTGCCGAGCGGCAACTGGTCAACGAATGGGGTGACGATTTTGAGTATCGAATCGGGGACATCGAGCAGCGCACGAAGGATGTTCTCGACCTGAGCCAGCCGTTTCTTTCGCGTGTTGATGTGCTGCGAGCCCTCGACCTGTTTGCCGCTGATTTCCGACCTGATTCCACCGGCATGGATCGGCCCAGCGCGGCCACCTCAAGCCTGGAGGACCAGATCTCGCAGATCTTGTCGAGCCCGGGCTATCGGAGCGGGCAGGACAAGGGCGCGAGGGACCGGCTTCACGCGCTTTATCGTGAGCAGGCCGCCCGCGAGGCGGCGACGAGGCGCTGAGTATTTTCTGAAATTTTCCGCTTGCGCGTCGGACCTTTGACGCAAAGCCCTCATCTATAGTTCTTCAAACGGCCCTCAGTGAAATGGGGACAACCTGGCGAAGGCACGCATCTCAAGCGCGGCCCGATCCCGGACAACCGAAGCGGCGGAGCAATCCACCTCTCAAACCCATTTCACCATCATGGCACTTTCCGTTGCTCACGGTATCCCCGAAGAATTCCGTCGCGAATTCACTAACAACCTCGAACATGAGGTCCAGCAGCTCCTGTCCAAGTTCTCCAGCCGCATCAAGGTTGAGGGCTTCGAGGGCAAGGAAAACATCTACAACTCGCTCGAACCGCGTTCGTTCAAGACTCGCACCGGGCGACTCCAGCAGTCCGCTCCGACCGAGGCCGAACTCCACGCCCGCAAGCTCGTCAAGGTTCCGTTCTACGACCAGGCGATCTTCGACAAGTGGGACGCCGAGTTCCTCGGCAAGCTCGCCCTCCCCGACTCCGAGACCATCCAGGCCATGAAGGCCGCCTACGCCCGCCTCATCGATACCGAGGTGTGCAAGGCCGCTGACGCCACGGTCTACGGGGGAGAAGAGCCCTACGTCACCGCCATCGACCTGCCTGCGGATCAGAAGGTCAACGTGCAGCTTGGAGCTGCGTCTGCCGTCAATATCGGCCTGACGCCGGACAAGCTGGTCAAGGCGATGCAGATCTTCGAGGAGAACGACATCTACCCGGAGGAGGAGGAGCTGATCCTCGCCATCAACCCGAAAGCGAAGCAGGACTTGATCAGCTACGTCAAGGCCGCCGGAAACGACGTGTGGGCGAACATGATCGCCCGCTGGCTGGAAGGTCGTGACGCCAAGCTCTTCGGCTTCACGCCCATCGTCACCAACCGCATCGTGAACACGACCGGGAACATCGACCAGTGCTTCGCCTACTCGGCCAAGCGTGGGATCTACATGGCCCCCGAGAAGCTCGAAATCCACATGGATGTCCTGCCGACCCAGCAGCACGCCCTCCAGATCTCGGCCTACGCGACCCTCGGGTTCATGCGCCGGTTCGAGAAGGGTGTCGTCATGATCCCCTGTGACCGAGACTGATCAACCTCAACGCTGAAAGGACACCATTATCATGGCCGAC